CGGGCATCGACAACTATGATTTGTGTTTATGGATCGAAAAAAACCTGCCTTTCGACCAGCTTATTTTAGAGTGTTACGAGGGCGGCAATACAGGCTGGGTGCATTGCTCCTATGCTGATGCGGGCCGCAAAGAAACACTGACCTACAACAAAGCCAAAGGCTACCGCAAGGGGCTGTTGAAAGATGGCTAGAGCCAAGCCCGCAAAGGGCAAAGCAAAGGTCAAAATCACAGCCACTGGAAAGCGGGTCAGCTACGGTCAAGCTGGTAAGGCCAAGGGTGGCGGCGCAAGGGTGCGACCCGGCACAAGCAAGGGTGATAGCTACTGCGCTAGAAGCGCCGGGCAGATGAAGAAGAACCCTAAAGCAGCAAAGAATTCAAACAGCCCGTTGCGGCTATCGCGCAAGCGTTGGTCGTGCAGCGGCGCTAAATCGAGGAGAACAGCATGAAGAAACCTAAAGCCCTCACCAAGCGCCACCAGACAGCGTTAAAGCGTCACGGCGTGCATCACACAGCAAAGCATATGACATCAATGCGTGCAGCAATGCGCGGCGGCAAGACATTTACAGAAGCGCATCGAATGGCGAAGCGCAAAGTTGGCAAGTAGGAGAAAATCTAATGTACGGCATGAAAAATAAAACGCCTATGAAAAAAAAGAAGCCTGTAAAAGTTGCGGCTAAAAAGAAGCCAAGAGGCCGGATGGGTGGACGTAGTTTGAGAGGAGTATAATTATGAAGCGACCCGGACTTTATGCTAATATTGCAAAGAAACGCGCTCGTATTAAGTCGCAAAAAGCGGCTGGTAAGAAGCCTGAACGGATGCGTAAACCCGGCACAAAAGGCGCTCCGACAGCCGCATCATTTAGAGCCGCAGCTAAAACTGCCCGTAAACCCAGACGGGCTTAAAAAGTGTTCCAATTTGTTCCAAGTTTCTGGCTACCATGTGGTCCCACTCACGACCAAAATACACCATAAACTGCAGAAAAATACCCTCTAAAACCGCTTAAAACCGGCCTTTCACGGCGCCAACACCGGTTCAAATCCGGTACGGGATGCCATTCTTTTATTAAATAAAATCATACACTTAACAAGCCCTCGGCCTTCTGGTCGGGGGCTGTTTTTTTGTGTTTGTTCCAACTTTGTTCCAACTTTTCTTGTGCTTTAAGACATTTTATGTCATTGTATAGTACATTTAATGATTTTTTGGGAGCGTTAGAATGAAAGATTTGAAGGTAAGATTTTGGAAAAATCGTGGATATTATGTAATAAATGCTGCACGTATCGGACTGAACGAAAGACATGGTAAATTTGAAACTGAAGACGCTGCAAAAAAAGAAGCAGAAATATTAAAAGCTAAGTTTCTTTTAAACGTAGATGTTGTTGCTTGTGAAAAGCCAAAACTGTTTTCAGTGTCAGATGCGATTGACGATTATTTAGCAAATCAAGAACTGCTAATGACAACCGCATATCATAACGAGCAGACATTTAATTTAAAGTTGATGAAGGCAATTAAATATGATGGCATGCAAATACAAAAACATCAGATCGAAAATCTAGGCGCGAAGTCTCACCGCGCAAAATTGCGAACCTGCCTCCAGCTAGAAATAGAAAACGAAGGCCAGAGTCACGAAACTATGTCCAAACGCCGCAAGCACTGGCAGAAGTTTTTTAGCTATGCGGCAAATGTTGGTTGGGTAGATGCAAACCCAATTACAGATTTAAAACTGCCAGAAAAAGATGCGGTCGATGGCAGAGCGCCAAAGGTACAAAAAGATTTTATAAGCTGGTTGCAAACTGACGGTCTTGATGCCTACAGCGCCGCATATATAAATGCCGCTGAAAAGGTGCTTGCCTCTGGACGCAAGAAATATAAGAAACGTAACAAACTGACCATCTCACCACAACGGCTTGAGCTAATGATGTTACTAGCAATGACGACTGGGATTCGTCAGGGTGAGCTAAGAGGACTTAGGCGCTGTGACTATTCAACTAACAGGCAAATTATTACAACGCGCCAAACTGTAAAACATGGCACACAAAATGTTGGTAAAATCAAAACTTATAACGGTCAAAATAGACGTATAGAGGTGCCATCCGAAGTTTGTGCTATGCTGGATAGTTACCTTGCCACGAGCAAATTTCAAGAACCGACTGATTTGATTTTTCCGTCATCAGTTGGAACGCCATTGAGAAGCAATGATTTCAGTAATATCTGCAAGCCCATCCGAAAGGCTTGTCCATTTGTTAATGAAGACACCGGAGAAATATTGCATTTTGTTTGGGGTGATTTGCGCCATGCTTTTGCTAGTTTAATGATTGAATTGCTTGGGGCAAATTGGGCGGCGGTTGCTGAATCTATGGGTCATGCTAGCGCTGACTTTACTCGCAAGCAATACGGTCATTACATTGTTGATGAAGAAAAGAGCCGTATTAAACGCGAGGCCGCTAGTGCCATACTTATTAAAAAAGAGAGGCGCTCATAGCGCCCCTCTAATCCTCTCTAAAAGTTTCTGCCAAAATGATTTCGGAGCCTTCCGATCCTCCCAATAGGCTCTTAGCCGTTTTGAGTGCGCGGCCTTTTGCGAATCTGTCCAAGGCTTTCTTGGTTTACGCATTTTGTCTCTCCTAATTTATCAATTTCAGATTTCGGAATGTAGTAGCGTGATCCATCCATCACCGCATTAAACACGCCTGACTTTATCCAGCGTCTAACCCTCTTGCGGCTGGCCTCGTTATAGCCTTCAGCAAACAGAGCATCACAAGCCTCTTTCAGCGTGTATAGAAGCTGATTAGAACTCATATGGCGGCTCACTTATCGGCGCAGGCGGCGCTGGCGCAATGGGTCCAGGTGCAGCAGGCGCGGCTGGTGCTGGGCTAACAGAGGCTGGCCCAGCGCCATCATTAATAAACAGCGTAGAGCTACAGACCTTGTGATATGTGTCACCGATTTTTACCTGTAATTCTAGCGAGGGCTGTTTTTTCCAGTCGTCCTTATTGGTAATGTAATAATTATCAAGCTGTGCATTTAGCTCAGGGTCTTGCACATTAAACCAAAGCGAGATGCTTAGATTTTCGTCAACGCGGATTTCTCTTTGTAGCCGTTCAGCTTTAACGGTTACCTTATATTGAGGTCTTGCCATTTCTTATATCCTCTTCATGTTGCTTCCAAATCGCGTAAAATCGGTTGTATTGTGCAGGCTGTTCTTTATGCATCTGCATAAGCTCTGGGTTTATTTCACTGACCCAGGCATTGAGGCTGACCAGTGATTTAAACGTCCTGCATTTTGCCTCTAACTCTGACGTATCGACTGGCTTTGTGTTGCTATTATCCTGCAACGAGCCGTTGATTTGTCCGTCATCATCATCATCAAAATCTATTTCTTGGATGCCAGCGGCAAGCCCGAGCGCTGCCATAAGCGCATAACGCCGGGCGTAACTAATAGCTGAACCAAGTTTCTGGTTATTGGTCATATCATCTACAGCAAGCGGATAGCGCCCAACCTTCTCATCACCGCTTTCATGCATGATATAGGTCTTTAGGTGCATCCCTATGCCCTCATCATAATCAACCAACTGTGTGAATGAGAGGCCGTGCTGGGCCGCTTCTTTTACTTTAGTCATTACTGACCCGACAGATGCGTACTGGCTTCTGTTGCCCGTCTTATCTAATTCTAGCCCGGTCTGCGAGGCTTGGAATGTAGCAAGAGCTTTTGCTAATTCATTCATTGTCACCTTCCACTCTTTTCGTGTTAAATATGCCCTTGTGGGCTGGGTTATTCTTCATCCAAAGCCTTGCGTAATAGGGCTTGTGATGGTCGTTTAATTTGACAGCTTCCCCGTCCGGGCGTGCATCAATAATTGCAACTGATGTCTCCCACCGGATGCGTTCCATTATCATCTGGCTACCGATGCGCTCATAGCCGCGTTCGATAGCTTGCTTTGTGAAGCGATCCCAGAGCTGATATACAATGGGGTTTTGCTTATGAAACGCCATAAACTTAGCCTCACGCTCGTTTCGAGGCACCTGTAGCGCATCGAATAGGTTGCGTTGCTGTTCCATTACCAATAGCCTGGCACAGCGGCATAAAGCAGGCTAATCATGGCCCAAAGCCAGAAGGTGGTGAACAATGCGCCACAGCTATATTTCAGCACCTGCATTGCAGTCCTGTATCTGCGCCAACTGCGCTGAATATCGTTGACCTGATGGAAATGTAAGTTGATATATTTGTTTTTTATCATTTGAACCCCCATAGCGTTTTTGCTTCATCAACAAGGCTGGGTTTAATATCCCAAGCCCACATATGTTTGAAATCTGGCTCAACAAGGCAAAGCATATCCTCGACTGAATCAGTGCTTTTCAGTAGATTTTCGCGGATGGCGCATTTTGCAATGATGTGCTTCAGCGCTGACTGCAAACCTTGCTCAGTCAGCCTCTCGCAGTTATCAGCGTTAAAAATGCGGTAATCTTTTGCTGTTGCATAAACTATTGTTTGCATCAGCCCTGTGCCAGCCCAATAGCCTGCAACCTGGCAGATGTGGCTCCAATCAGGCTGTGTTGGCAGGGCAGCGCTACGCTTGCCGGACTTAGTATTAGCCGCAACACCCGACCATTTTGTTTTAAGCTCGATGCGGCGTGAAAAATCAGGAAACCCAGAGTAGGGCAAATCAAGCCCGTCTAATTCTGTGAGAATTTCTGTCTCGCCCGTGATTTGATTGATGCCTGCTAGGCTGTGAGCCTCGCGGATGCCATCAACAGCGTTCTTAATAACGAGGTCGTATTCATCACGATTAACAGCCAGCTTGCGCTCATCCTTGCAATCATCCCAGCCTCTTGGCTCATATTCATCAAATAGAGCCATGCCATAGCGCACAACCGCATCAAAGCTATGACCGTCAAGCAAGTGCTGATTAACGCAATCCTGCACAATGCGGCCTGCAAGCATGTTTGCATTATCATTGTCTAAAAACTGGATAGTTTGCTTGGCAATAATTTTATCGCCATCAGCCTCGCCCTTTAAAACTTTCCAAGCCGCATTTTTGCGAGGACGCAAAACACACTTATCAAAAAGCGTGGCGCATAGAGGGCGCGAAGGGTTGCTGTGATGTAAATAATGTTTTTTCGTTGCCCACGAAATATCTTTTGGCGCTAGCATAAAAAAACCCCTTAGTGTAAATCACTAAGAGGAGAGTAAGAAGCAAGACTTTAAATGTCAAGCGGGTATATTTTAAAACTCTATAGCATTGTCAACAAAAGAGACTTCTCTAAGGTCAGGGCGTATCACAACAGTCAATACAGGCGTAGCCCATTCTAGCTCCAAACCTCTGTAAACATTTTTTCCATCATGGAAACTTTGCTTTGCAACCGTGTATGTCCCACCATATTCTGGATATAAATAACCTTTTGTAAACATTTTCATTTGCCCCTCAATATTTTGAGGGTTTTTAAATTTTACCCATGAAGGTTTTTGTATGCATTCCTTATCTACCCTGTTCTCAGTTATTGGCGTGAGGTCAATGGTTTCAAAGCCACCCGCATATTCCGCAAATGGACCGATATAATCGGGACTAGCGTTGTAAAGAATAGCGCCAATTTCTGGAGTGTGGAAAGAATTAATAAAAAGATAGCCAAATTTGTTAGTCTCTTTTGAAAACTCAAATTGAACCTCTCCAGAAGTATTTTTTTTATCATCATAATCTAAATATACCTTTCCAACAATTTTGATTGGGTCAGATTTATATGATATTTGATGAGGTATGCAGCCAAGGATTTCTGCATACTCTTCTGCATCGCGCAGAGTAAATGGCACCTTTTCATGTATGTGCCTAGATAAAGTTTCTGGGGTAACGCCTTTGCGTTCCGCAACTACTTTCTTTTGCAGGCCAGAAGCCCGGATCATTTTGTCAAGATTATTGTTCATAACAACCATGTTATATACCCTGTCATTTTGTGTCACTTAAAAATATCTGTAATAGGGTTTACATAAGATGTCAACTGTATTACTTAAAATAACATGACACTTGATGACTTTAGAAAAAATCAGGGCTGGTCGTACAGCAAACTAGCTGACGCTGTAGGAGCGAGCCACGCAACAATAGCCCGGCGCTGGTGTCTACCCGCCGGGAATGTGCAGCGCAAAATCCCTCATCCCACCTATATGAGCCGCATTGTCGCTCTGACTGACGGGCTGGTTCAGCCCAACAGCTTTTATGATGTGTCGCCGGATGACTGAAGACGAGCTACAAGCGCATGTTGTCCAATGGCTTGATGCGGCGCTGCCTATGGGGTCGGTGCTTCATCACAGCCCGAATGAAGGCAAACGCCACGTTGCTTACAAGGTAAGGCTTAAAAAGCTCGGCATGGCAGCTGGCTGGCCTGATTTAGAAATATTTGTGCCGGACACGGGCTGGCTGGATATTGAGGCCAAGGGCCCGATAATGTTTGAGCTGAAGCGCCCCAAAGGCGGCAGCCTGTCAGCAAATCAAAAAAATATTCAAGAACGGTTGCGCTGTGCTGGCGTTTATTGCGTCACAGCAAAGCGTTTAGCGCAGGTCGAGGCTTATTTGAGGCCGCTGCTAGCCTTGCGCGATACAGGCAGAGCCAACCTAGTGCGCCAGTTATGTGAGGCTCAAGGTGGTTGATTACATGAAAATCAGCCGTCATTACGGCATCTGGGAGACCGTTGCTGAATGTGAGGTCTGTAATGGCTCTGGAAGCCGCGACCAAGACTATCACGTTATAGACCATGACCATGGTGGCTATATCGGCACACGGTTTGCTGATTGCTCAGACTGTGATGGCAGTGGTTGGCGTCACCTGACAGAAGCAGAAGAGGAGCAGCTAAATGCTTTGCATTGCTTGCAATAACCGCACAATCGTTAAAGACAGCCGACCTTACAAGAAGTCCATAAGGCGCAGGCGTTTTTGTGAACGCTGTGAATCATCATTCAGCACTGTTGAGCAATTAGCCCGGCTGACCCGTGGCAAGACCATTACCAAGAAAGCAACGCCTGCTAAAGCGCCGCAGAAAACCCCGCCCAAGAAGTCAGACCAAGATTTAATCTGGGATGACCTGACTGATGACGAGCTAGAGATTGCCATATTTGAGGGCAGGGTGTCGCTCGATGACTGAGAAATCAAGACATAAGGATGATTGGTATCCCACGCCGCCAGACGCCACAGAAGCGCTTTTATCTGTAGAGCAGTTTGATAGCACGATTTGGGAGCCTGCCTGCGGTGATGGGGCCATTACAACTGTTTTACAGCAGCTTGGATATGCTGTGCATAGCTCTGACTTAAATGATTTTGGCTTTGGTCATACAGGTGTTGATTTCTTGATGGAGCAGAAGGCTAGCGCTGCAACCATCATAACCAACCCGCCTTATAAATTAGCAAATGAATTTGTGCTGAAGGCTATCGAGCTAGGCATTGAGAAACATGCTTGGCTGCTACGGTTGCCCTTTTTAGAAGGGCAGGCACGGTATGAAAAGATTTTTAGCAAATACCCGCCATCCAGAGTGCATGTATTTAGCAAGCGCCTGACCATCTGGCGAGGTGATGAGGATCAGGCTTGGTACGGCACAACAGGCAAAACAGCTTACGCTTGGTTTGTTTGGGACAGAGACTACACCGGGCCGACAACGGTGGGCTGGCTATGACAGAGCAGCAAGCCATGCAGATAGCACGTGATGAGTATGCCCGGCTGATAGCTGATGGCATGGGTATTTTCCGCATTGCTGATGCCTGGGACATCGAGCGCCAATATACAGGCTCTGTGAGGGCTCTCAGCCTCGATATTGTCTGGATAGACACGCCAGAGCCACTAAAGCAGAGGGGCTTTCTGAGCGAGCCTTATTTGCTTGCGGAGATGGCAAAGCAAGTGAGGGCCATAAGCAGTGAAGAAGAAGAAGGCAGTGAGCAGAAAGCCACTGATGATGTGTGCTGGCGTGAGGTTGCGGCGCGAAATGCAACACGATCTATATAGAGTTATCTTTACACAGATATCTTTACAAAGACGAAGCGAGCGAATGATTATTTATCTATATAAAAGATTTAAAATCTTAGCTTTCAATCTTTGCTAAGATAGACAACGGAGTTGATTTTAACGATGCCTGAAAATCCGTCAAGCCCTAAAATTGAAAATTATATGGTTCAGCAACTTATTAGCAAAACAGCTAAGAGCATGAACTTCAATTATCGCTCTAAAGTTGCAAAAAGAAAGGCTGATAATTGGGCTATCAGACAGGATAAAGTGTGGGCCCGATTGCGTAGGGAATACTCTGTAGACCGTTTTAAGCAGGCCAGACGAGCTTATTGGCAGGGCAACCAGTTTCAACAGCGTTATTTTATAGAACAAATGGAAAAGGTGTATGATGGACGTTAATCAGATTCATAGCTTATTTTTAGAAGCCGCTGAGACAGACAGGCGTTTGCCGCCAGCCACACGCAAGGCAAAGCTAGCATCGTGGCCTGATTATCCGCTTGATTGGCATGGATATGGCTGGACACAGCAGGGTGAGACAATTATCAAGCCTGACGCAAAGCAGATAAGCGATTATGATGAAGCATTGCGGCTTACAGTTATCATGCCAAAAGAAGACAGGAAACTGGTCTGGGCTGTAGCTCACGGTGCGGCGTTTAAGGCCAGAGGGGCGCCGTGGACGCGCCTTGCACGGATGTTAGGGCTAGGAAGCGATGGAAAGGCCGTGAAGCGCAGGTATAGAGATGCGCTAATACGGTTGCATTATAGGCTTTGATTGCAATGTGATTCTATGCACCTTTTGCTTCTTGCAATTTGACAGTTTGCAATATTTTGTCATGCACTGAAGGGATTTCATCAAAATCATCCATCACAAGTGAACGCTGTTCTGATGTCATCTTGCAAAGCAAGGAATGTAACCGTTCTTTCCAGTGATTTAACTCTGCTCTGTCTGAAAATCCGTCTTTAAAGTCTTGTTCGACTTCTTGAACTATAGTTTCAATTTTATAAAACTGTGATCTAATGTTTGTTACATTAACTTCTGCATCTTTTAATATCTCTTCAGTCATTTTTTTCTCCTATTCAACTCTGTTGAACTAGCAATTATGGACTAAACGGTAGTCGCCGCAATCAATCACACAAATGTCTTTGCGTTGCTGGCCTTTGGCAACTTGCACGCCTTCAAAGTAGGCATAGGGTGTGCCGTTATGCACATCAACATCGGCCTCGCCGCGCTCTGCCCAGTTTGCTCTTGATGCAATCCAGTCGTCTATTGTTTCGTGTGTTTTTATAAGGTCACACTCATCGTCTTCTAAATCACAAAACTCAACAAAAATACTGCTTTGTGTTACGTCAGTGATTAGTTCAAAAATCTGTTGCGGTGTCATTTTTTTCTCCCTTGTTGAATAACTCTATACATTGAATATAGTATATGTGACATAAGATGTCAACTATATACGCATAGTATTATAAAAAAGATGCACCTTATATCATTAGAGGGGTTGCGAAGTGCGCGAAATCGGTTATGATTTTCTTACAATAACACAAGATGTGGTTGCGCTACAGTAATAGGCCGCAACCAAAAGCAACCACCGGGAAATCCATGAGAAAGTTTCAGCCAGCTCAAGTCGATTGGGATGAGATAAGATTGCGCGTGCAAGAAGGCGAGGGCTTTTCTAGCGTAGCCAAGGACTATGAGGTTAGCAGGCAAGCGATACAGAAGCGCTGTAATAAAGAAGAGTGGGTATCAGATAAGCCTCTAACGCTCGCAGTAAAGAAGGCTCTGCGTAAGCGCAACCAAGTATCGCAACCAGATGCAACCGTGCAACCAGTGCAACCAGTTGCAGTGGTGCAACCGCAACCAAGAAGAGATCACAGTGATTTAGCCGCAGCAAAGTCTAGCAGCTCAGTGCTTGTCAGAGATGACAAGAAGGACGCAGTGCTTGCTCTGCTTAAAGATGGCGTGCCGAAGATACACGCAGCACAGGCCGTTGGAGTGCATGAGAACACTCTAGCGCGATGGCTACAGGAAGACAGTGAGTTCGGTGTCGAGGTACGCTCAGCAGAGAGCGAGGCTGTGGCTCTCAGGGTGCAGCGCATTGGAAAAGCTGGAGAAAAAGACTGGCGAGCTGATAGTTGGTACCTGGAACGCACTCAGAAGGCCACGTTTGGCGCAGAGGCTGGCAAAGGTAGCGGTGTAGCAGTGCAAATCAATATTATGCGCGGCGACGATGCAGAGGTCATAGACGTAACGCCAGCAGAATAAGTTGGAACAAAGTTGGAACAGTCAGGACGCTGCATAGCTGTAACGTAGGCAGGGCAACGAGTTACGGGTTCTGTGTTACCGCCCTCAAAAGGCGGCACAGGATTTTGACCCGCCCCGGTCATACCCCCACGCCCGGCTGTCGGCGGCGACGAAGGCGATATACAAACACGCCCGTCTCTGCAAAATATCGGAGTTTCAGGTTGCACGCAGGACCGCGTATCATTGACCTTGCGCCTTTTGATGGCAGCAACAGGCGTGTGTTCTTGGATGGTATTGGCGCGTCTATGCTGTCCAGAGACAAGCGTTTCTGCACGCAACAGAACATTGACGAGATAGTTTCGATGTGCGGTGAGATGCGCTTGCAGAGCGTCTGGATTAACCATTTGAACCGTTTTGAGCATCTTGGCTTTACTTGTGAGCATTACTGCTTGATGCGTGCTGTTGGCTGGGTCTGGCGTGCGAGCAACATAGCTGAATATAGGAAGATGCAGAAATACCGTCCTTCTTGGGATGATTGGTCGCCGCCAATGGTTGTTCCTGAACCATCTTTTAAGAATAGCGATACTGCTTTGCGTTTTATGGAGCAGCATTTTGGCAAAGCTGTTTGATAGCGCCTTTGATTACAATATCGGAGTTTCAGGTTGCAGGTACGCTATGCCCTCGCTGAAGACCCTGTGCCTGATGGTTGGGCTTGTGTGCCGCTTACTGGCTGGCAGGGCTCGCAGGGGCGCGTGTTGCATGTCAGGCGTGCGCTAGAGGATTATTCAGATGGCAGAACGCCCACAGGGATTTGCACGGCGCATGATGGCGCAGCAGCTAGCGAGTGATGCTAGGGCTGATCCGTTTAGTGATAGCCGTTTTTTTAGTGGAAAGATTAGACCGTCCTTAGCTGATATGGAAAACCCTACGCGGTTTGAAGATATTAAGATGCCTGCTTATCAGGCTGGTGCGACTGGCTCGTTATTTCTGCCCGGTGCTGGCATAGCTGATTATTTCGGCAAGGCACCTGACCCAGCTAATCCGGGGCAATTATTGCCCGGCTTTAGCGATAATGTGCAGCAGGGTAATTATATTGATGCTGTTATGCAGACTGGCGGCGCTGCTGGTGATGTAGCTATGGCGGCGGGGGCGTTGTTCCCGCC